GGACCACGTGATTAGTCCTTCGATTGCATTGGAATGCGGTAAACCCAACAAGTATATGGGACCGAAGATCACCCCTCAGTGGGAACCTTGGCAGAAATGCCTTTCCAATGTGGCCTTACCCGCCACCCCCTTCTCCGACAGTTTGTTGGAAAGGTGCGCACAGGACTACGTCGCGCCGCTCTGCGAGGTAGCGAAAGACCCATTCTGGTCATCAAGCACTCCCCTCTCTGAAAAAGAGAATATCAATGGTATCCCAGGAGTCAAATTTATTGATGCCATGAAGCTGAGTACTTCAGTTGGGTTTCCGCTCACCGGGAAGAAGAGCCAATTCATCGAGAATCTCGATGAAATCGGTGAACGTCGATTCACCGAAACCTTCCGGGAACACTTGGAAGCATGCGAAGAGGACCTTCGCGAAGGCGTCCGTCTAGACTTGCCCGCGGAGGCTTGTGTCGAGATGGAAGTCCTGAGCAAGCCCGGGGCTCGCATCTTCTACAGTTGTTCCACCACTCTCGTGGCTCTCACGCGCAAGTACTTCTTGCCCGTCGCCCGGCTCATGCAAATGCATCCAGCTCTCTCTGAATGTGCTGTAGGCTTAAACGCTCACAGCAAGGAATGGGAAGAACTTATGGTGCACGCATTAGCGAAGGGCATCGAGCGCATCTTGGCTGGAGACTACTCCAACTACGATCAGAAGCTGCCTCTGCAGCTTATCATCGCCGCCATGATGTGCATGATTGAGATTGCCAGCCACATGACTTACACCGCCGACGATCTCGCAGTAATGCGAGGTTTGGTGTCCGAGTTGGCCATGCCACTCGTGGCATTTAACGGCGATCTCGTGGAGTTCATGAGTGGTGGGTGGATTTCCGGCACCGCCATCACAGTCCATGTCAATGGCATTTGTGGTGCTCTCAATCAACGGTATGTGTTCTTTTCGACGTACCCAGAAGCTAAGTCTTTCCGGGATCACGTTGTCTTGCTCACATATGGGGATGACAACATTGGATCGGTAGATGCGGAACACACAAAGTTCAACATCAAAACCATGTCCACCGTCCTCGCCGAATACGGTCAGAAGTACACCATGCCTGACAAGGAAAGTGCCATCACCGAGTTCTTGCCACTCGAGGATGTAGAATTCCTTAAGCGGAAATCAGTTTTTATCCCTGAAATTAACGCGCAAGTTGGAGCATTAGTTGAAGATTCTATCTTCAAGTCTCTGCACTGCCGCGTCAAGGACAAGAGCTCTCCGCTTGGCAACGATGAAGCAGCAGCAATCAACATTGATGGAGCTCTCCGTGAATTTTTCAATCACGGTAGAGACGTGTATGAAACACGTCGCTCTCAACTGAAGAATGTTGCCGAACATCACAAGATAGGTCACCTGTGTCCTCGCCTTGCACTAGATTTCGATGACCAAGTTTCGATTTGGTTTAGTAATTATGGTACAGAAGAGGAACGCCTCAACCACCGTGAGAGGGCCGAGAAGGCAAACAAAATCGGTGTCTCCGTTGTCGATCCGGAGCAAGTTATGGACTATCTTGCTGATTGCGACACGGAGGAGGACAGCTCTTAGGAGCATGCGTTATTTAGCGCTTAGTCCGAACCTAGTCCACACAAGCGCTCTCCTGAATAGTTCTTACGGAGAAGCTAATAAATGAACTGGTTCCCCAAGTAACAAAACAAACACTTGCACTTGCATGACATTAGGATGGATTTCCTGTTGTGCATTTCAACCACAATCTGGTACAGCCGAAGGGCATGTCAATTTGCTTAACAGCGAATATAGATCTCAGAATGTGCGATTCAAAGACAGAGTCAAACCGTACGAATATGCGGTAGAAACACATGTCGATGAAACACGCACGTCACAAGATTCTGACATGGCACCCCTTGGCGACTTTCTCATGCGACCTATTAAGATCGCTGAATATGAATGGTCAAACAGTACCACCCTGTCCGAGGGTTTTAATCCTTGGTCACTCTTTTTCACCAATGACCGAATCATCAATCGCATTGCCAATTTTCACTTACTCCGTTGCAAACTAAAGCTTCGGGTTTTGATCAACGGCAACGCTTTTCAGTATGGTCGTGCATTGATGTATTACAGACCACTAGCCAATTTTGATGAATTATCTACGGACTCTGCTCTCATCCGCCAGGATTTGATACAGGGTTCGCAGTGCCCCCACATCTACCTTGATCCCAACACATCACAGGGTGGCTCGATGGAACTGCCTTTCTTTTGGCATGAAAACTATCTGAGCATCCCCGACGGTGATTATGTGGACATGGGTGTCATATATTTGCGCAGCTTAAACGCCTTAAAACACGC